GCCACGCCGGATATGTACCATACGAAGATTATATATTTTCTTCAAAGTGGTTAGAAGGAGCGTGTTTGGGTTATCTTAAAAAGAAAGGATTGGTAGCAACCAACAAACCAAAAGACCGTAAGGAACGAATGCAAGCACTACGTGATAACAATGAAGAGAAGTTCATTGGTGCGTATGTAAAGGAGCCGATTGTGGGCAAGTATGATTGGATTTATGATTTGGATTTGACTTCACTATATCCTTCAATCATTATGACTCTGAATATATCTCCCGAAACAAAAGTAGGTAAGATTACAAATTGGAATCCGGAAGAATGGATAAAGGGAGAAGAACGAACTTATAAGGTAGTAAATGAAACCGAAGAATACGAATACACTCGTCAGGAACTTGCTGACGTAATCAAAGATAGTAATTTAGGTGTAGCAGCAAATGGAGTTCTATATAATCAGGATAAGCCCGGTCTAATTGCAGATATTCTTAATGATTGGTTTGATAAGAGGGTTGAGTTCCGAAAGCTTGAGAAGAAATATGGTGAGGCCGGCGATACTGAAAAATATGATTTCTATGCAAAACGCCAGTTAGTTCAAAAGATTCTTCTTAACTCAATGTATGGGGTGTTAGGTTTGCCAGCATTTCGTTTCTATGATGTGGATAACGCTGAGGCTGTAACACTTACAGGTCAGACTGTAATTAAGAAAACGGCTGAAATGGCTAACATAAAATATTGGAAAGAACTTGGAACAAAAGATGACTACAATGTTTATATTGATACGGATTCAATTTATATGATGGCTGAACCATTGGTTAAACATAGGTTTCCTGATTATAAAACATTTGACCAAGACCGAATGGCAGTTGAAGTAAACACAATAGCAGATGAAACTCAATCTTTCTTAAATAAATTCTATGATATATTGGCAGAAAGATTTTTCTTTATTCCAAAAGAAAAGCATAGATTTGAAATTAAAAAAGAGTATATCAGTAAAGCAGGATTTTGGGTAGCAAAGAAACGATATGCACAATGGATGATACTGAAAAATGGTATTAAGTGTGATAAGCTTGATGTTAAAGGACTTGATGTAGTTCGTAGTTCGTTCCCAAAAGCATTCCAAACATTTATGGCAGGTATGTTGAAAGATATTCTAATGGGTAAATCGCATGAAGAAATTGACGAGAGTTTAATTCAGTTCAAACGAAATATGCCAAACTTACCTGTAAACAAAATAGCAAAGGGAGGGGCAATCAAAGAATTAAGTAAATATGATAATGGTAGTTGGAAGGTTGGCCAAGCAGTTGGTGTGTTTGAGAAAGGAACACCCGCACACGTTAAAGCCGGAATAGCATACAATCGTTTATTGAAATTCTTTAATTGCGCATATAAGCACGAACCAATTAGGGATGGTGATAAGGTTAAATGGGTATATCTTAAAAACAATCCATTAGGACTTGAAACTATGGCATTTAAAGATTACAATGACCCCACCGAAATATTAGAGTTCGTTGAAAACTTTGTAGATAGAGGTGCAATGTTTAAAGCAGAGTTAGAAAACAAAATTGATGACTTTTATACGGCATTAAAATGGGAAAAAGCTACGAATGAAGTAAAAACAGCAAAGAAATTCTTTGCATTTTAAAATATTTTTCGTATATTTGATATAACAACAAAAATTAAAATTTAAAACAACAATTATGAACAAACAAAATCTATTAAGATTTATTCAAAAGTATTCATTGGGTGGGCTCATTGAATCGGTAGCGTGGAACGCTGAAGGTAACAAATTATCAGTAAGATTTATTTCGGATGATAAAACTCTATTAGGTGAAGTACAATTCAATGCATTTACTTCAACACCATTTAACATTGGTATCTATACAACATCACTGTTGAAAAATATGATTGGCATATTGGATAGTGATATTGCATTAAAAGTTGATAAAGCTGGTGATAAATCCGTATCTTTAAAACTATCATCCGATGAAACCGAAACATCATATCAACTGGCCGATTTGGGAGTTATTCCGCCAGTTCCAGATTTGAAAGCATTACCGGCATTTGGTATTGATATTGAAATGGCATCAACGATGATTGATAAATTTATCAAAGCAAAGGGAGCATTAAGTGATATTGATACATTTACTATATTTACCGAAGGTGGTGATTTGAAAATGGCAATCGGATATTCTTCAATCTCAACAAATAGAGTTACATTTAGTTGCCAGAAAGGATTTGAAGGTGATGTAAAACCAATCTCATTTTCAGCAAAGTATCTTAAAGAAATCCTAACAGCAAACAAAGAAGCAACCTCAGCAAAATTAAAAGTATCTACCGATGGATTATCACATGTTGAATTTCAAATTGATGACTTCGTTTGTAAATACTATTTAGTAGAAATCGCTAATTAATAAAAAATATAAAAATGGCAGAACAATTGAGTTTATTCCCAGAAGGGAACGATGGTAAAGAAATCCAGCAAGCAGAATGGTGTTTTCAATTTTTTGATAACGAACCTGTAGTTTTTGGTTGGACTAAAGATGAAGATAAATCTTCAAACTTGGTAATAGAATTAAGACCGATTGAAGATGATACATTGACCTTTCAACAAAAGGGTATGATATTCAAAATATTTCCGAGAGAAATGAGTGAAGAAAGTAAATTAGCAAGACAACAGCAAAAACAACAAGAAGCAAATGCAAGTCAAAATCAAGAAGCTGCACAATAATGTAGTAATTCCAAAATACGCAAAAGCCGGTGATGCCGGACTCGATTTGGTAGCAACTGAAATCATCAATAAAGATGCTTTTCAAATAACCTACGGAACGGGAGTAGCAATGGAAATACCAGAAGGATATGTAGGATTGGTATATCCTCGTTCTTCAATCCGTAAATATGACCTATCACTTACAAATTGTGTAGGAGTAATTGATAGTGGATATCGTGGTGAAATTCAGGCAACATTTCGTAGGCACAAAGGAGTGGCATCAAAAGATTATGAAGTGGGTGATAAGATTGTACAAATCATTATAGTTCCATACCCCGCAATAGAATTTATAGAAACTGATGAATTATCTGAAACCGAACGTGGAACAGGTGGATTTGGTTCATCCGGAAATTAAAATTAAATATGAGTTTTTTCGCAAACGAAAATAGTAAAAAAGAACATAGCTTGTGGGTGGAGAAATACCGCCCACAAACGCTTTCCGAATATGTAGGAAATGAGATTGTAAAGGAAACAATACAGCAGTATTTGGACACAAATGATATTCCGCACCTTTTATTCTATGGTAAAGCCGGTACAGGCAAAACCACATTGGCAAAGTTGATAGTGAATACAATCAAATGCGACCATATGATAATCAACGCATCTGATGAAAACAATGTAGATACGGTAAGAACGAAAGTAAAAAACTTCGCATCTTCGGTTGGGTTCGCAGGTTTCAAAGTTATTATCCTTGACGAGTTTGATTATATGACTCCAAACGCACAGGCAATCCTTCGTAACTTAATGGAAACATTTAGTAAGCATTGCCGTTTCATTCTGACTTGTAACTACATTGAGAAGATTATTGACCCGATACAAAGTCGTTGTCAATCATTCGCCATAACTCCACCAACTAAAAAGGATGTGGCAGTTCAGGTGACTCGTATATTGGAAGCAGAGAAGATTAAGTTTGATATTAAGAATGTAGCAGACATTATCAATTCATATTACCCAGATATTCGTAGAGTATTAAACACTTGCCAACTACAATCGGCAAAGGGTGAGTTGAAAGTAGACCATAAGATAATGGTTGAATCGGACTTCAAATCAAAGTTAGTAGACCTTTTGAAATCCGGCGATGATAAGAGAAACCTATTCCTTAAAATCAGACAATCGGTAGCAGATAATCGACTCAATGATTATTCGGAAATGTACACAATGTTATATGAGAAGGTTGATGAATATGCAGCCGGAAATGTAGCAAACACAATACTTACTATTGCCGATGGACTTTCAAAAGATGCATTGGTAGTAGATAAAGAAATCGTATTTATGAGTACGATAATTCAAATTTTAAACATAATAAAATAAACAAAATGGAAAATGGACAAATGGGTGGAGGACTTCCACTAAACTTTTCACTAAGCGATGCAAGAGATATGAATTGCGAATGTGGAAATGGTATTTTTATGGATGGATTTAGATTTAAAAAAGTATCTAGACTTGTTACAGGTGAAGCAAAAGATGCAATATTACCAATTCAGCTATATTTGTGTACAGCATGTGGTAAACCAATGCAGGAATTGTTACCCGAAGATTTAAAAGATAAAACCCCAACCATAGAATAATATGGCTAAAAAGTTATTCGATCATTTAAATGCTCTAACAACAGAACAGGACCCAAATTACTTTAACAAGCTTTCAGATGAAGATGTTAAGTCTTGGAGTAACTTTATGATAAATCGTTTTTTATCAATGCGGCCTGAGTGGGTTGAACTAATTGCAACTCTATTACCATTGAGTCAAACTCTTGAACCTGAGCAAATGTATAAATTATATATTAATGTACTTCCAAAGGGAAAGCAGTATTTAAAATATACAAAAGGAAAAGCTGAAGATAAATATGAGCCATTCTTAATTGACTTGATTAAAAGAGAATATGATTGCTCAGAAAGACAAGCAATTGAGTATGCAGAGGTATTATATGCAAGTAGAGAAGGTAGAGAAAATATACAATATATTTGTGAACGATACGGCCTGACAAAAAAAGAAATAAGTAAATTAAAATTGAAAATATAGTTGGTAAATCCAACTATTTTTCGTATATTTAGTTAAACAAATAAGTTATGGCTAGAGTATCATTTTCACAATACAGTATGTGGAGCGGTTGTCCCCAACAATATAAGTTGGCATATATAGATAATCTAAAAACGGGTGGTGGAAGTATTCACACCTTATTCGGAACAGCAATGCATGAAACCTTACAAGAATACCTTGATAAGTGTTTAAGGATTTCAAAATCACAAGCCGATAAGTTAATGGATTTGAAAGAAACTCTTAAACTAAAAATGAGAGAGTGTTATCTTAAAGAAGTTGAAGGCGAAATTGGTAATACTGATGTATGTACGAAGGATGAACTTATTGAATTTTTAGAAGATGGTAATACTATATTAGAGTATTTTCAAAAATCAAAAAACTTCAACAAATTCTTTTCTTTAAAGCACGATGAATTGGTAGCAATAGAGCAACCGCTAAATGTAAAGTTAGCAGATAATGTTAATTTTATAGGGTTTATAGATTTAGTAGTTAGAGATACTTTCAATGGTAGATATCGTATTATAGATTTTAAAACTTCTACAAAGGGTTGGAGTAAATACCAAAAATCAGACCCAACAAAAAATGCACAAATACTAATATACAAAAAGTTTTATGCAGAGTTCCTAAATGTATCTCCGGATATTATTGATGTAGAGTTTATAATTCTAAAAAGAAAAGTAATGGATAGTCCGGATTTTACTATACCAAGAATATCAAAGCACATTCCAGCAAATGGAAAACCATCTATAAACAAAGCTTGGAATAACTTTAAGGAGTTTGTAGATACAGTATTTGATGCGGATGGTAATTATAGGATTGATATACAATATCCAAAAAAACCAACCCGTCTATGTGATTGGTGTGAGTTTAAAGAGCGTGGATTATGTGATGCAAAAAAATAAAATAAACAATAATTATATTAAAACAAGTTATGGCAAAAAAGAAAATTCTGTTATTATCAGATGATTTAAGAATGGCGAGCGGTATCGCCAATGTTTCAAAGCAATTCGTTTTAGGAACTGTAGATAAATACGATTGGGTACAATTAGGAGCCGCAATCAATCACCCTGACGTGGGTAAAATATTTGACTTAAGTGAGGAAGTTCAAAAAACGACTGGCATAAAAGATGCAAATGTAAAATTATACCCGTATAATGGATATGGAGATCCAGAGGTTATTCGTCAACTTCTAATGATTGAGCAACCGGATGCAATCCTACACTTTACCGATCCTCGCTATTGGATTTGGTTATATGATATGGAGCACGAGATTCGTCAATCAGTTCCCCTATTGTTCTATCATATTTGGGATGATTTACCAGACCCTAAATACAATCGTGATTACTACGAAAGTTGTGATTGGATTGGTTGTATTTCAAAGCAAACATATGGTATTACCCGTAGAGTTTGGGGATGGGATAAAGAAAAGCATTGGAATAAATCAAAAGATTGGCAAGTAAGTTATGTACCACATGGTATCAACCAAGAATTATATAAACCCGTTGATGTGCCTATTGACTTTAAAAAGAGTATATTTGGTGATAAAGAATATGATTTTGTTCTTTATTGGAATAACAGAAACATTCGTAGAAAACAACCAGTAGATGTAATCTTTGCATTTAATGAATTTGTTAAAGGGTTACCAGAAGAAAAACGTGATAAGGTTTGTTTGGTAATGCATACTTCACCTATTGATGAAAATGGTACTGACTTAACAACAACCATTGAACATTGTACGCCTGATATAAATATTATCTTTACACCAGCAAAATATTCCGAAGAAGGTTTAAACTTCCTTTACAATATAGCAGATGTTACAATTAATATAGCATCAAACGAAGGATTTGGATTAGCAACTGCGGAATCTGTAATGGCAGGTACACCGATTATTGTAAATGTTACCGGTGGATTACAAGACCAATGTGGTTTTGAAATGGGTGGCAAATATCTTACAGCAGAAGATTATGTAAAGATTGGGTCTCTAAATGATAAAAGAGAATATGAACAAACTAAACATGGCGAGTGGGTAAAACCAATCTGGCCAGTTCGTTCAACCGCAGGTTCAATCCCAACGCCATACATCTTTGATGATAAGGTAGATTTTGCAGATGTAACGCCTCTTATCCGTGAGTGGTATGACATGAGTAGAGAAGAAAGAAAAGCAGCCGGATTGAAAGGTAGAGAGTGGATGTTGGGAGAAGGCGGACTTAGTTTAAAAAATATGTGCGATACAATGAGTAATGGTATAGATGGTGCACTTCAAAATTGGAAACCAAGAAAAAAATATCAATTATTTGAAATTAATTAAAATATAAAAAGTTATATGAACAACGATAAACCAACATTAGTATTTCAAGCGCCAATTTCAACACGTAGTGGGTATGGCGACCACGCTAGAGACCTCTTATATTCTCTATATAAATTAGATAAGTTTAATATTAAAGTAATTAGTACTAGATGGGGTATGACTCCAATGGATGCACTAAATACTAATAATGAATTTCATAACTGGATTTTAAGTAAAGTGATTACATCCCTAGATGAACAACCAGATATATATGTGCAAGTTACTGTTCCAAATGAGTTTCAACCAATAGGGCATTATAATATTGGAATAACTGCGGGAATTGAAACAACACTATGTGCATTGGATTGGATTCATGGTTGTAATAGAATGGATTTGATTTTAGTACCATCCGAGCACTCTAAAATGAGTTTAGTTGGAACTGTATACAATGAGGCAGATAAAAGAACCAATCAAATAGTTAATCAGTTTAAAATCACAAAACCAGTAGAAGTTCTTTTTGAAGGGTTTGATGAAGATGTATTTGGAACTGATGTAGTAAAAACTATTGATTGTTTGGATGGGGTAAAGGAAGATTTTGCGTTTCTATTCGTAGGACATTGGTTACGTGGTGATTTTGGTGAAGACCGTAAGAATGTTGGAATGATGATTAAGACTTTTGCTATGGCTTTCAAAAATGAGAAAGTAAAACCAGCACTTGTTTTAAAAACATCTACCGCAGGATTTGGTGTTAGAGATAGGGAATTTATTATGAAAAATATAAAGAGCGCATTGGGAAATGATTTTGGTAAAGTTCCTGTTTATTTTTTACATGGTGATTTGACACAATCGGAAATGAATGGATTGTACGAACATCCAAAAGTAAAAGCAATGTTAAACTTTACAAAGGGTGAAGGATTTGGCAGACCTCTTTTGGAATTTAGTTTGACAGGAAAACCAGTTATAGTAAGTGGTTGGAGTGGCCACATTGATTTCTTAAAAGAAGGAGCAGTTTTATTATCAGGAGAATTAAAGCAGGTACACGAATCAGCCGCGGACCAATTCTTATTAAAAGAATCACAATGGTTTAATGTTAGTGTTTCAAAAGCATTACCAATTATTAAGGATGTATATGCAAATTATGATAAGTATAAAACGGCAGCATTTCAACTTGGAAAGCAAAATAAACAAAATTTTGGTTTAAAAAGTATGACTAAACTATTTGATACAATTTTATCAAAGTATAAAATTTACAATGTTATAGTACCAAAACTTAAACAAATACAATTGCCAAAATTGAAAAAAGTTGAACTTCCAAAATTGAAAAAAATAGAACTTCCAAAATTGAAAAAAGTTGACTAATGAGTAATTTCAATCCAATATATCGTAACTTTATTGATGATAGGAATTCCATTACATCCGATAGAATGGTCCGCGGTAAATTTTATTTAATAAAAGAATACATTTATGCGGATGGTGTAAAGGAAAGATATACTGAAACGACTGCTCCGATTATATTCGTATTATATACATCAAAAGCAAAAGATATAATACATGCAGTTAAAGTATCTAATATAAATCCAAATGTAATAAAACGATTTTTTGGTAAGTTTGTAAATGAAGAAACCGAAAAGTTACAAATGAGAGGAAACGCTAAGCAGATATATGAGAAGGTGGTTAGTAAAGTTCCAGCAATTACAAAGGAGGCATATAGAACTTATAACATATCCGGCCTAAAAAAGATTATAGAATTAACAATGGATGTGAATGAAATTACTCCAAAGAATGTTACTGTACATGGTATAGATAAAAAATCACAAAAACGAAATCAATAAAAGTTATGACACCAGAAGAATTTGTTATATGGTTACGAGGGTTTACACAGGGAGTTCATCACTATAATATAACTCCGGCTCAATGGGATTATCTAAAAGAAATACTTGAGCAAGTAAAATCCGAAAAAACAAAATAAAGTTATGAAATTAAGTTACGCAATTACAGTATGTAATGAGTTTGAAGAAACTATAAATCTTTTAACAACTCTATTAAATTATAAAACCGAAAATTCTCAAATAGTTGTTCTATTAGATACTCCGAAAGCATCGGTAGAATTATTAGAATATCTTGAACTACAAGCTAATGCAAATCATATAGATTTAATTGAATCGGAATTTGATAATAATTTTGCTAATTGGAAAAACTTTTTAAACTTACAATGTAAAGGTGAATGGATTTTTCAAATTGATGCAGACGAAGTAATAGACCCCAATTTAATTGTAAATTTAGAAGATATATTGAATGATAATACCGATAAAGAAATGATTATCGTTCCACGTATTAATGTAGTGAATGGCGTTACAAAAGAGCATATTCAAAAATGGGGTTGGCAGCAAAATGAACGTGGTTGGATAAATTTTCCAGATGTACAAACCAGATTGTATAAAAATATACCTGATAAAATATTTTGGAAAGGCGAAGTGCACGAAAGAATTTTTGGATATGAATCATTTACAGCATTTCCATTTGATGAAATCTATTGTATAAAGCATGTTAAGAGTATAGAAAAGCAAGAAAACGCTGTAAAGTTATATCAGCAAATCAACCCACAAGTAAGAGAAAAAATATAAGTTATGAGTAAATATTACGGACAAGTTTTTAATGGTACACCGGTTGATTCGTTTTTACATAGAAGATATTTCAGCAATACATACAACGGATTTTTCATAGAATGCGGAGCAGCAGATGGACTTAATCTATCGTGTTGTAAATTCTTTGAAGAAAGTATGGGTTGGAAAGGAATCAATGTAGAAGCAAGCCCGACAAAGTACGCAAAGTTAATAAAGAATAGACCCAATTCATTTCTAAACATTAATAGAGGATTACTAAATGAATCCGGTGTTTATGTTTTTAGAGATGATAATGTGGATGACCCGAGATACGCTCCGGGTTGGGGCAACGGTTCATTTGAGCATACCGAAAAACACTTTGGACAATTAAACCAAATGGGCATACAATTACAGGAATCAGAAGTAACCACAATAACATTTAAAGAACTGATTGAGCAAAATTCAGTTGAATCTGTAGACCTTTTCATATTGGATGTAGAAGGTGTTGAACCATTGGTAATAGAGGGAATGAAAGGTTCGCCTGTACTTCCAAAGCATGTATTCATAGAGCATGAGCATGTTGGGTTGGATGTATGTAAGGAATTGATGGCTGAAATGGGATATGGGTGTGATTGGAATGATTTTTGTAATTCAATGTATATACTAAAATAAATTTGATAAATCCAAAAAAATAAATTATATTTACATAATGAAAAATGAATTTGATTTTTTAGCACAAATGCTAAATTTTTTGTACAAAAATACAATTAATGATAAAATAAGTTATTCCGATAGTGTTGGTTGGCATACTGAATACCCACACCACAGAGTTAATTTTTACAATGATATTCCGATATCACAAGTTTTAGGAATTTATAATCTATTTAACAAAGAATATTTTAAGGATTTCAGCACTATTGTTGAAATAGGAACTTATAATGGTGGACTATCAAGTTATATTTTTGATTCAAAAAAAGATGAGTGTAAATTTGTTACATATGATATAGATAGTGAAATAAATATAGCTAAAAATAAAAGAAATAATATTGATTTTAGAATAGGAGATTGTTTTGAAGAAAAGCAATTTAATGAAATTATTGATTTAATAAAGAGAAAAGATAAAACATTGCTAATATGTGATGGGGGCGATAAAGTGCAGGAATTTAATTTATTTTCAAAATATCTTAAAATAGGAGATGTTGTCATTATACATGATTATAAACATGACACTTCTAATGATTTATGGAATCAAATTTGTGAATTTTGGCAATGGCCATATGGATATCAAAGTTCATATGAAGATATCAAACACTCAATTTTTGAAAATGGCCTTGAAGAATATAAAAATAAAGAATCTAATTTTTTTCTTTGGGGATCTTTTGTAAAAAAATAATAAAAAATAATAAAAATGAAAACAGCACTAGTATTAGGAGCAGGCGGATTCATAGGTTCGCACCTCGTAAAACGATTAAAAGAAGAAGGGTATTGGGTTCGTGGAGTTGATTTGAAACTGCCAGAACATTGGGCACCAAAAGCCGATGAATTTGTTATAGGGGATTTGAGAGACCCGAAAGTCGTTAGTAGAGTAATGTTCGCGCCAGAACAAAGTGATATTAATGGCGATGAAAACTCTTTTGATGAAGTATATCAATTAGCCGCAGACATGGGTGGAGCTGGATATATCTTTACCGGAGATAATGATGCAAATGTAATGCACAATTCAGCACTAATTAATCTTAATGTAGTACATGAGGCAAACCTAAAAGGAATTAAAAGAATATTCTATTCATCATCAGCATGTATGTACCCAGAACATAATCAGTTAGACCCAAACAATCCTAACTGCGAAGAGAGTTCAGCATACCCTGCTAACCCTGATAGTGAATATGGTTGGGAAAAATTATTTAGTGAAAGGTTGTATTTAGCATTCCAAAGAAACTACAATCTAAAAATTCGTATAGCTCGTTTCCATAACATATTTGGACCTTATGGTACGTGGCAAGGTGGTAAAGAAAAAGCACCGGCGGCAATGTGTAGAAAGGTCGCAGAAACGCAGGAAGGTGGCGAGATTGAAGTGTGGGGAGATGGACAACAAACTCGTTCATTTCTTTATATAGATGAATGTATTGAAGCAGTACTTCGTTTTATGAGACAAGAAGAATTTATGGGCCCCGTTAATATCGGAAGTGAGGAAATGGTAACGATTAATAAGTTGGCCAAAATGGCAATTCTATCTTCAGGAAAGGATATTAAAATAAAAAATATTGCCGGACAAGAGTTTATTGATAAATACGGATTTAAGTGTCCCGTTGGTGTTAGAGGAAGAAATTCGGATAACCGACTTTACAAAGAAAAGATGGGTTGGGAATCAACGCAGCCGCTTAAAGAAGGGGTTTCCAAAACTTTTGAATGGATTGAAAAGCAAGTTAGACAAAATGCATAAAGTTTGGGTTAATGGTACATTCGATGTATTACATATCGGCCATATTAAGTTGTTAGAATACGCATCATCTTTAGGCCAATTAAGAGTAGGGATTGATACAGATAGTCGTGTTAAGGAACTCAAAGGACAAGATAGACCATTTAACAATACCAAAGATAGAATGATGATGTTAATGGCACTAAAATCTGTCAATGATGTAAAAACATTCAGTAGCAGAGAAGAGATGCTGAAATTGATAAGAGAATGGAATCCAGATTATATGGTAGTGGGAAGCGATTATAAAGATAAAGAAGTGGTTGGTAGTGAATTAGTAAAAGAATTAATTTTTTTCAATAGAATATCGGATTATTCTACAACAAAGATATTAGGATGATAAAAGTATTGGTTATAGGAGAGATTTGTACGGATAGGTTTGTATATGGTGAAATAGAAAGATTATCACCTGAAGCGCCTGTACCAGTTCTTAAACCAATAGAGATAATTGAAAATTCTGGTATGGCTGGAAATGTAGT